TATCTATTGCATATCTATTTTGAGAATCAAATAAAGAATAAGGTTGAGATACTCTTAATCTCCCGAATGCATCAGTATTAGTTCCACCTATCGCAACATAGGACGGATTACTTGGACCTGAATTTACATTATCACAAGACATTAGCAGCCAAACCTCATACTAAACCAAACGCTTCTTTCTACTTCTTGTTTTAATTCTTCTTGAAAAGAAAAGTTTAATTGATCTTTTAATGTCTCTAATGCTTGATTAATTTGTCTTAAAGAATCAACAGTATAATCCTGTGGTGGTTCTGGTATATATAAATTTATTTTAGCCATTATGTTTGTGGAGCACTTCCGCCTCTGCCGTCTGGTTGTATATCTACTCTAAATACCCCATAACGCCAGTTATCATTTATTGCATCATTTTCAATTTTAATACTAGCAAGTCTTCCTCTTGCACGTGTATCTATCTTATCTGTTGTTGAAGATATTGTAAATGGACCAATAGTCGTTAATCCTTGAGCCGTGGTTGAATCTGCGGGATAAGCTTTAAAGAATAATGTTACTTTGGCATTACCTTCTAAATATTTAAAGTCAGGAATAAATCTTCTAATTTTAATAAAGTATTCACCATCTCCTTCTATATCAAGATCAAAGTCTCCTGATCTTATGTAAGAAGATATAACTATACTTGTCGTATTATTAGTTGCTAAATTTAATACTTCATTAACTCCAACTTCGTGTGCAAAAACATAACTACCACTATTACTTACACCATTAATAGTAGGGGAATTAGGAGTTAAGGTAGATAAATATTGTGTAGCCGTTGGTGTTGAAAGAACATGTGCATCCTCATACGTTGTTCTTGCAAGTGATCCTGTAGACCAAGATTTTTCTTCATAATTATATGTAACAACTCTATCTATTTGAGTAGAAGTATTCTTAGGATAGAACCAATTAATTTCATTAAATAAACTATTATGTCCTGCATATACAATTTCACCATTTACAAAATTAATACCTAAACTATCTCCATTTGTTGTAAATACAAAATCATCTACTGTACAAGGTAATGTTTTAACTGTTCCATCAAACACAAAGAAATTACCAGAATCCCCCATCCAGAAAACAGCACCGTCTACAAAAATCGCTGCATGTTGTCCAATACATCCACAATTAGATCCAACTTGTCTTATACTGAAAGTAAAAGGAGGTCCTACAAATTGCATTGTATAAGCTGCTTCATCTGTTAAAACTAATATGTAATCTTTACCTTTAACAGCAGCTACAATTCTACTGCCATTATCTAATCTAAATGTACCAGCAGTATTAGTAGAAGTTGGTTCATATACTTGTATATCTTCTTGATCAGAAAATCTTATAAACATTGGATCAAGTGTAGAGGACGTTCCAATAACTGTTTCTGTTCCAAAATGAATTAAATGTCTATCTCTATCCGATACTCTCGTTAAAACTGTAGTTGTAGGATTGCCCGCTATAATAGTTGCACGTGTATTAACTCCCGTACCTGCTGCTGGGTCCCATTCAAATGTTGAGCCTTCTTTAATCGTTGCTATTAAGTTTTCTCCAAAATTATCTAATGACCAATTTGCTGCTGCAATATCTGTATTAGATACCGTTCGTGGTGTTCCCCAAGTAGATAGGTTCCATGTTCCAGCTCCCCATCCATATGCTAATGTTGCTGAAAGAGGACCTATAATATAATAAGGTGTTAATCCTAATGTTCCTCCACCAGTTACTCCAGTTCCAGTTTCAACTGTTGCCATAGTAATAGTAAATGTGTTTAAATTAGGTACACCGACAACTTCAAATGTATTTGTTGTAAAACTTGCTGTTGTGTATCCAGTTGTAGTGGGTCCTGGAGTCGTGGCACTTGTAAATTTAATTAAGTCTCCAACTAATAATCCATGCGAATTTTTATTAATTGTAACCGTTGCTGATCCTGTTATAGAAGTATACGTGCAAGAAGCTAAAGCTCTAGTTGCGTCAAGGGGAGTGATATCATAAAACACTTGGTCAAAAAGAACATATAAAACTTTATTTGTTCCAATAGCCACGTAACGTCTGCCTGTTAAATCAAACCAAGAATGTATATCTCTAGCAGCTCCTACTAATATAGATGTATTAATTTGTTGCCAACCACCTATCTTTTCAGGGGATCCATATTGAAAACGTATATTATCTCCATCAATCCAACGACCTTCTGCTTGAGATGCAGTATCATTCTTATCAAAGCCTGGAGGTAATGGTATCTTTTTTAATGGCATATTTACGGTTATTATACCACTAATTGAATATAGCTAAAAGATTATAGATATTTTTAAAGATATAAGAGTTCTTATACCACATATCTATATAATTAACAATAAAGAGTTATTTCTTTATAAGATAATTAGGAAAAGCTTGTATATTAAAATGAATGAATCTAAAAGGTTCAATTCCATGATCTACTACAAATTCATGTTGTAGATATGAATTAAAAAAAATAAAAGTTCCTGGTTCTGGTTTAAAATTAATTGAAGAAGAAGCTAGTGTAATCTGGGATTGATCTTTTTCAGGAAGTAAATTCATCATTCGTCCAGTTCTTGGATCATGAAAAACAGGATATGATGTTTTTTCTGAACATTTTAAAAAATAAAAACCTGATATATGCCCATTCCAATGAATATGTGGAGAATGGTTTCCACCGCCTAAACTTGGAAATTCTTGAACCCATAATTCAGTTGTAGCTAATGAATAGTTTGTAAGATCAAACCCTTGATTATTTAATATATCAAAAGCATTACTATTTATATAGTTCAAAAATTCTTTAAAATCAATGTCTTGAATTAAAGATTGAGAATGATGAACTATTACAAAATCTTTATTATTAATTAATTTATTTTCTTCTTTTGCTTTTTGTATGTAAGGATTAGATATTTTATTTATTTTTTCTACCCAATCTTTTTTTTCACTAAAATAAATAGGTGTATTAAAAATATGATTTTCAATTAAACTCATTTACCTTCAATTTTAGTATTGTCGTATGTAATTTTTTCTTGTGTTTCTTGTTTAAATTTTAAATTCCATTCAGAAACCATTTTAACTAAATTATTTCCAAAATGTCTTAAAGCCTCATCAGATAAATGTATTTTTCCTTTTTTTAAAATAATCCATCTTTCTTTTACAGAAAATTCTATATCACAAGATCCATTTTGGTATTGTTTAAATTTCATTTTTTATTTACCCACATTATGTTATCATTTTTTTCCCAATTTTTAAATTGTTCCATATTAAACGCTACTGTAATTCTTTCTATATCATTTTCAATTTTTTTTACACTATGATTTAAAATAGGGTGAAATAATATAAATTTTCCTATTTCTTCTTTAATTAATAAATCATATTCTTTAAAATATGTACCAGGCCCGCCATCAGTTAAATATAGTATACCACAAAACCCAGAAACACCAGCATGAGAATGTTCAGTAACTTCTTCTCCTATTTTACAAAGATTTCCCCAAGCTTCAGAAATTATAAAATTGTCTTGATATACAGTTTTTATTTGTGGCTGTATTTCTTTTAAAAAATTTATAAAGTCGTTATTTTTTACTAAACTAAAAAAACCTGTAAAATGTCCTTTAACATTTGTTTTATAACTTAGTTCTTCATCTTTATTATTTTTTACAAAATTTATTAAATTATTTATAATATCTTTATTATCTATTTTACCAGTTAGTATAAAAGTTTCTTTAATAACTTCTTTTACCTTTAATTCAAAATTCATTTTTGCGTTCCCCATAATATTCTTTTATCTTTAGCCCAATCCTTATTTTCACCATTTTTATCTACATAATGTAAAAACGTTTGTGCATGCCAATCTCCTTTAAACTCTTCTCTCCAATGTTCTATTTCACATCCAAGATATATGGCAGCATCTCCTGGTTCCATGTTTATTTCTGTTCCATCCATATAAATTGGCCATTTAGTTCCATCTGATCCAATCATTACAGTAACACTTATTTCACAAGCAGGTCTATCTTTGTGTTTTTTTAAATCTGCATTTATTGTGTACATTCTCCAAAAAGCATAAGTACATAATAATTCAAGACCTGTTTCTTTTTGCATTATTTCTAATTTATTTATCATTAAAGATTCCATTAAAGGATCTCCATAGAAAAAAGTATCCCCATTATTATTTTGTTGAAAATCAAAAGAATCAAAATTAATTCTATGCTTTATTCTACAATAATCTGTTAATAATTTAATTTCTTCTTTAGTTAAAAATTTTTTAACTAGTTTATATTTAAAATCTTTTATTGTTTTCATATTTAAAAAAAATTAAAATTTATTACTATTCTTCTATCTACGTCTGTCTGACTCATTGCAGCATGTTTAATTTGAGAATTAAATATCAACATTTTATTCTCTTCACTGTAAATTTTAATTTTTTTATTTTCATCTAATATAGTATATCCATTACATGTATTCATATATAATATTGCTGTTTTACATTCAAAAGGTCTATCTACATGAAAACCAGATTGATATTGATTTTTCCCTTTTAATTGTAAATTAGCTCTTACTTCACAAACAGCATTTACTTTTAATTTAATTAATATTGGTTCAATATATCCTAAATAATAAGGAGACCTTGGAACAAAATTATTATAAAAACAATGGTTAAAAAAATAATGATCTTCTCTCGTCATGTGTGGTAAAAAAAACCATTCAATGTTATTTGAAAATAAAATATTTTTAAAATTATCTAAAATATCTTTTTCTAAAAAATTATTTATTATTTTATAATCTAAAGTGCCCATGCTACAACTGAATACCTTTTTCCTTTCGTCACTGGTTTAACTGTATGAGGATATAAAAAATTACTTGGCCAAATAATCATTCTATTTGGTTTAACTTCTACTTCCCATTCTCCAGAGCCATCTGGATTTCTAAAACATAAATTTCCACCCTCGTAATCATTATTTAAAAGTAATATACAACTCATCGTTCTTGGAATTGTTGCAAAATGATCTACATGCCAAGTATAAAAACCAGTGTTTTCATATTTTAAAATTTCTATGTCAAAAATATTTTGATAATCATAGTCTAAAATATTTGCATCTAATTTGTATTGTTTTAAATTTTTATTAAAATAAGAATGTAGTAAATTAAACCAATGAACATTAGATAATGAATTATTTAAATTTGATAACGGCAATGTATATGTTTTTCTAATATTAAAATCAATTCTGCTTTCTATACTACCCCCTACTTTCGTTTCTTCAAATTTTGAAACATTTGCAAAACGTATTAAATTAGACAACACATTCCAAGGCAGAAGCTCATCGTATATTTTTATAAAATTTTTTATTTCCATGATTTTTTATTCCAGTATTTATCTTTATAAATATTTAATAATTTTAATCCATAAAAAAGTCTAGAGTTTTGTATTTCTTTTTGTTCTCTTTGTTTTAATTTCATTTTCCAACTTTCTCTTTTAAAAGGAATTATTTGAACATAAGGGGTTCCTTTTTGAATTGTTGTTTCTAAAACAGGATACTTATCTCCGTTAATAATAATTGGAAAATTTATTTCATTTGGAAAAGTATCTGTATCAACTATTCCTGGTATTATTGAAAATCGATCATCTGAATTATTTAACGGAGGTACAAATAAACAAGAATATCCTTTTGGTGTTTTTATTTTCCAAGGATTTAGTATTTTATAAAAAGGTAAATTTTTATTTTTTTTAATTAAAGGAAATCCAGTAAGCTGTTTTGTTGGATGAACATCTATCCCAGAATTCAAATTAAGATTTTTTGCAGTTATAAAATTTAATTGATCATGAAGTCCAAAAGTTTGAAAAGAATCTTTAATTTCTTTTCCTTCATTGTCTTTACTATCTACATTATGTCTAACATGAAAATCTTGTGGCATTTTTAAAATGTAACCAGATGTTAAAGAATCTAAAAACGGCATACAGCCTTTTACAGTTTTATTTAATATAGTATGTTCTAATTTTTTATACCATTCGGGTATATTTAATTTTGCAGGGATAGGATAATCTTCTTTTAATACAAAATAATCTTCATGAGCACTAAACTCTATTTCTTTATCGAACATGCTATTTTTGTAGCATTTTTTATGGTATTTGTAAAATATTATAAGAAGGTTGCCCTAAATCATTAAAGTACTGCTCTAATGATTTATTTAAAGGATATTCAATATTATTTAAATTTAATGATCCTAATTGATTTTTATAATTATTCCATTGGTTAAATAATGAATGATTTTGATTACTGTCTAAAAACATCTGAATAGCATATTTTGTTAAAACAATGTAATTACTTAACTCTTCTTTATTCAAAAATTTTATAGAGGAATCTTCATAAAATATTTGATTGCTGTTATATTTATCTATAGATTTTGTTTTATATTTTACTGCATTAAAGTTTTCTTGCGAATCTTCAATTATTTTATAATCAGATTGAATAATATTTAAATTATTTAAATCATTTTGATTTTCTGCAATTCTATAAATAGAACCAGACACATTATCAAAGTTTTTTAAAAAAATAAAAAAAGACATATTATGTTCCACTGTTTTCAAAAACTACCAAAAGCCCAGCTCCACCAGGTTGGCCAGCACCCTGCGATCCTCTACCAGTAGCAACGCTGGAGCCCTGTGAAAAGAGTGAGCCAGATCCTCCTGGTCTAAATGCATCGACTATTGTTAAATCTGAACCTGGTTGATTGCCATTTGCTCCAGTTGAATTAGCACCACTACCCCCTCC